TAGAAGAAGCGCTTGATAAGATCGTCTTTATGACGCAGAAGCACGAAGAAGAATTGGGCCGTGCGATCAAAGCGTCACGCACAAATGTGATTACTGGCTCTGAGTTTACAATCTCTGCATCAGATCGGGCCAACAAGATATTCGCGTTTGACAGCTCTGGCGATGTTAGCATTACGCAAGAGATTGGTACGTTCCGTGGAGATTGGGCAGCGTCAACTGCTTATGAGGTGCGCGATCTAGTCAAGGACACAAGCACGAATAACATTTTCATTGTTAATTCTGCGCATACATCAAGTGGCGCACAGCCTCTGACAACTAATGCAAACTCTGCAAAATATGACCTGATCGTTGATGCGGCCTCTGCAACAACATCTGCAACAAATGCGGCTGCATCTGCCACCTCTGCATCCAACGCACAAACGGCTGCAGAGACTGCACAGACTGCCGCCGAAACAGCGGAGACAAATGCTGAGACTGCGCAGACAGCGGCAGAAACCGCAAAGACTGGTGCTGAAACCGCAAAGACAGCGGCAGAGACTGCGAAAACTGCGGCAGAAACTGCATACGATAACTTTGATGATCGTTACCTTGGCGCTAAGTCTAGCGATCCTACAGTGGACAATGATGGCGATGCGCTGATTGATGGTGCGCTATACTTTGACACAACCAACAATGTGCTAAAGGTGTACGATCTAGGCGGCACGGCTTGGAACCGAACAACGCCGACATCATCTGACCAAACCAAAATTAACACAGTATCTGGCATTTCTGCGAATGTTACGACAGTAGCTGGTATTTCTGCCAACGTGACAACGGTAGCAGGGATTAGCTCAGACGTTACGACAGTCGCGGCAGATGGTACTGACATTGGCACTGTGGCTGGTATCTCTGCGAATGTGACCACAGTTGCTGGCGTGTCTAGCGATGTAACAACAGTGGCTGGGATTAGCTCTGATGTAACTACAGTGTCGGGCATAAGTGCAAACGTGACAACAGTAGCGGGTGTGTCTGCCAACGTCACAACAGTAGCGGGAGTAAGCGCAGACGTAACTACGGTAGCGGGTATCTCCGCTAATGTTACGACAGTCGCTACAAATGATGCTAACGTCACAACGGTTGCCACAAACATCACTGGCGTAAATAGTTTTGCGGAAAGGTATCGGGTAGACAGTTCAGATCCGACAACGAGCTTGGATGAAGGTGATCTGGCGTATAACACTACGAGCAATGTGCTGAAATACTATAACGGCACAAGCTGGCAAAGTATATCCCCTGGCATTGGCTCAGTAGCAGATGATAGCACACCTCAGCTTGGCGGTAATCTTGATGTAAACGGCAACGAAATAACAAGCGCATCAAATGGCAATGTCGTTTTAAATCCAAATGGCACTGGTCAAATACAGCTTAACAGCACGGCGGTTGTTCAAGATGGCGCACATGATTTTGATGTGGCAAGCCATGACGGTACAAACGGATTAAAGTTAGGCGGCACTCTTGTTACATCTACAGCGACAGAACTAAACTATTTAGACATCACAACACTTGGCCTAACACAGGCATCAAAGGCAGTTACCGCAGACGCAAACGGTGTTGTTAGCTTTGACAACGGTACGATTGAGGAAGTGACAAGCATTACATCATCCTCTAACGCAGCAACAATTAACCTGCGTGACGGCAACGTCTTTGAGCATGACCTAACAGAAAACGTGACCTACACATTTAGCAATCCAGCCGCGTCAGGCCGCGCGTCTTGTTTCATTCTGAAGGTCATTCAAGGATCAACGGCAAGAACAATCACTTGGCCCTCCAGTGTAGATTGGAATGCGGCAACTGCGCCAACGCTAACAACTACGAATGATGGTGTGGATGTGTTTGGCTTCATCACGATTGATGGCGGCACAACTTACTATGGCTTTGTTCTTGGTCAGGCAATGGGGTAAGGCATGTCATCTAGTAAGCTAGTTTTGAGTGGTGCAGCGGGTGCGCTGGGTGGTGCTGCGGAAGTTGCTGAGGCCGTTAGTTTTGACGGAGTAAATGATTTTTTAAGTAAATTATATTCAGCTAATGGATTGGCGACTAGTTCAAAAACATTTACATTTAGTGGGTGGTTTTATTGGGCTGGCAATAGTTCACAAACAATCTTTCAAACACCAACATTTTTGATAAGTTGCAATAACTCAGTTAAAAAAGTTACCATATCAGGATACAGTGATACTTACGCAACCATTTTAGGATATACGCCAACTAATACCATTGCTAAAAATACATGGAATCACATACTTGTTAGTATGGATATGAGTGACTCTAGTAAGCGTCATGTGTATTTTAATGATGTTGCTGATGCTGGCAGTTATAGTTCTTATTCAAATACTGCGATTGGGTTTGGGCAGGCAGGGACAACTACTATTAGTAGCGGAAGTGCTGAAATTGAAGGAAGGTTGGCACATATTTATCTTGATACTACTTATCGTGATTTCAGCGTAGAATCAAATCGTCGTTTGTTTGTTACCGAAAATTATAAGCCAGCAAGCGGGCTAGATTCATTATCTCCTCCAATATATTTTCCATTGACTGATGCAAGCACAGCGGGAGACAACTCGGGAACGACAGGAAACTTCACCGTTAATAACACACTAGACACTGCACAGCGTGGCCCTAATCAATGGAACTGTGTGGCTAGTGATTTTGATGGTAGCAATGACAAATTAACTACGACATCGCTTACTGGTGCGGCTGATGGTAAACAAGCTGTTTTTAGCTGCACATTTAGGCTTAACTCTTTTAACAGCGATCCTTTTATTAGTTTTGAAACTGGTGGTAATCAACGATTTGTTATTCGAACTGCAAATGCAGGGAGCTATGGCTATTTATCTATAGTTGGTCAAAATTCTAGTGGAACTAGTATACTTAGTTTTTCTTCAACAAGTGTTAAATTTTATCTTAATAGAACACACTCATTACAAATTTCGTTTGATCTAGCGGACACATCAAAACGTCATGTTGTTGTTGATGGTGAAGAAGTTACAGGGCTTTCATGGTCAACTTATACAAACGATAATATTGATTTTACAGTTAGCACTGTCGGTGTTGGTGTTGATGGGGGTATTGGTAATAGATTTCTTGATGGCGCAATGGGCGAAGTTTACTTTGATGATACCTACATAGATATATCAACAAGCAATCCATTTTGGGATTCAGATGCAAGTTTGCCTAAGCCTGTGCGTCAAGTGTTATATGAAACAAGTAATACACCTTTAATTGCGTTGCCAATACAAGCGTCTAATGAAGGTTCAAATGAAGGAACTGGTGGTAATTTTACAGTAACCTCTGGCCCATTTACAGGGGCAAGAGGTGCTAGTGAATATTGGGCAAGAAGCATTCAATCATCTGGTGGTTTTTCAAATCGACTATCAAAAACTGTATCTCATACTATGGGGCAAGAGGCCAGTCTAGTTATTGCATTTAGAGAAAATGCATATTTTACTGGAGACTTTGTTATCTTTAAAAGTGATCCGCTTTATCTCCATTTAGCTAGTCATAGAGTTGAAATGTTTGTCTATGATTCTGGGAATAGTCGAATATGGTCGGTTTCTGATCCTGATAATATTGATGAAGCAAAATGGTATATTGCTTTTGTAAGTTTTGATGCAGCGCATTCCTCTGCAAGTAGCAATACTGGTAAGGTTTTCGGTAACAATACTGTTGAAACATTTTCATCAAGTTATGATGGAGCGCATTCTGTTACTGATACTTTAAGAGCAATATCAAGTATCACAATAAATTATCAACAAGACAATAATACTGTCCAAGTTGGGCCTGTTTATTTTGTAGATGAATTTATAGATTTTAGCGTCGAGTCAAATAGAAATCTCTTTATGGATCAACTTGGATATATGAAAGACTTAACTCAATCTATTGATGATGGAGATATTCCAACACCGCTTGTATATATGAAGTTTAATGATGTTGATGCATTAGGAACAAATGAAGGTTCGCTTGGTGATTTTACAGTGAATGGCACCTTAACACCTCATAGTGATGTAGACGCTTAAATCAAACGAAAGGATTTATAAAATGGCAGAATACAGAAACAGAACAACAGGTGAAGTGAAAGCAAAAAGCCAGTGGAAAGCAGACAATCCGAACATGTCTTTACCTAGTGTTTGGAACGATAGTGTATTAGATGCTCTTAATCTTGATCCTGTATTGCGTAGTCCAGCGGCAGTTACTACAGAATATCAAATGTCTGTGCGTGATGGTGTTGAACAGGACGCAAATGGTAATTGGATAGAAAAGTATATTGCTAAAGATATATTTGCTGACACTGTAAAAGATGGCGTTACGACAACAAAGGCAGAGCATGAGGCGGCTTATCAGGCTAGATTAGATGCAGCGGTTGCCGAGACCAATCGTGATACACGCAACAGATTACTTGCTGATACTGACATGTATGGTTTGTCTGATATGACAATGACAGCGGAAATGACAACATATCGTCAAGCATTGCGTGACCTTCCAACACATGCGAATTGGCCTAATTTGGACGATGATGATTGGCCTGTTAAACCATAGGATAAGACATGGATAAGCGTACCGTACATTCAGCGCATCAACGCATTGACAAGATTGAATCAGAACTAAAACCATTGCAGCGCAGTGTTCAGCGGATTGAGAACATTTTGATCGGCTCGGCTGGCGCAACTATCATGTTATTGGTGTCTGTTCTGTTCCGAATGGGATGATCACATGGCTATACTTGAGAGCATTGCCGCTGCGAATGCCGCTTATTCGGTTATCCGTCAAGCTCTTGGGAATGGCAAAGAAACTGCGGGGCTTATTGGCGCGGTCGGCAAGTTTCTTTCAGCGGAAGAAGATGTAAAGGATGCAATCAATCGTAAGAAGAACAGCCCACTTACTGCTATAACAGGTGGCTCTGAGGGAGACTGGGAGGAGTTCCAGCACTTAGAAAACCTAAGACAAAAGCGGCAAGAATTAGAAAGCTACTGCCGCCTCTACGCTCCGCCAGGCACTTGGGACAGGTGGCAGCAATGGCAAGCCGAAGCGCGAAAGCAAAGGCAAGCTGCAAAGAAAGCTGCCGAGAAAGCCAGAGAAGAACGTAACGAAATGATTGCGACGATAGCAGGGATAACAATGGCTGTCGTCGTTGTTGTCTTGTGCGTATATTACCTGGGCGTTTACCTGGAGCGCTGGTGATGTGGATACTTGTGTGGCTTAGTTTCGTAGACAACAAGTTTGAGTATTATCAGCTCGGATCATTCGGGACAGAGGCGCATTGTAACAGGGCAAAGACCAAGGCAGAGGTGATGGTTAAAAATGCCAACCAAGCAGTCACCTGTTTTGAGGTTAGCAGAAATTAACCACAAGCGCTGGGCTGTTTATGACCAGGACAACCGGCTGATCATCTTAACATCTAATCGTAAAATAGCTGAGAGGTTTCTCAATGGTGGACGAGTACGATCTAAACAAAAACGGGACGCTGGAAGATGACGAGAGAGCGATCATGCTCGAAGATCGTCGCCGCCGGATGGAAGACGCTGACCACAAACGTGACGCGCAGCTGCGCATGACTTGGTTCGCCCTGGTAGGTTTGCTTGTCTATCCATTTGGCATCGTCCTGGGCGACATCATTGGATACGAGACAACCGGCCAGCTGTTGGCAGATATTGCGCCGACATATTTCATTGCTGTGTCCGGCCTGGTCGCTGCGTTCTTTGGGTTCAGTGCGATGGGGTCTAAGAAATGATGACATTACTTGGAAGCCTGTTGGGCTTTGGCACCTCGTTTCTGCCAGAGGTACTTAACTATTTTAAGACGAACCAGGAACACAAGCATAGCCTGGAACGCATGAAAGTAGAAATGGATTTGATGTCCAAGCGCGCTGAGTTGAAGCTTGGCATCATGGACAAGGAAGCTGAGATCAAAGAAACAGAGGGGCTCTACAAACATGATAGCATCGATGCTGGACTTGTTATTAACGCACTTAGGGGGAGTGTCCGGCCTGTTATCACTTATGCTTTTTTTGGCTTATTCGTTGCCATCAAGGCAACCGCTCTGATGACGTTAACAAAAGACCAGGGCGTAGAGCTTGGTCAAGCATTGTCAGTGATCTGGGATGACAACACAGCTGGTCTGTTCGCAGCCATCATGTCGTTCTGGTTTGGCAACCGCGCAGTGTCAAAATATTACGGAGCAAAAAAATGAGTGATGCCTTACGCAATCTCCAGGCAAAAGTCGGTGTAACGAGTGACGGTAGCTTTGGGCCTATGACCGCAAATGCAATTGCCGCATACTATGAGTGGTCACCCACACGCGCAGCGCACATGCTTGGGCAGTTAGTTCATGAGAGCAACAATTTTAAATCCACAACAGAAAACCTAAACTACTCAGCTAACGCGCTTTTGGCTGTACACCCTCGATACTTTAAAACCAAAGAAAAGGCGCAAGAGTATGAGCGGCAACCAGAGAAGATAGCCAACTACATTTACATGGATGAGAACCGTACAAAAAACGGTGCGCTGGGAAATGTAGAAGAGGGTGATGGATGGCGTTGGCGTGGTCGTGGATTTTTACAATGCACTGGCCGTTCTAATTATCGTGCGTTTGCTTCCGACATGCGAGTGCCAGAGGTGATGGATAACCCTACGCTCGTTGCTACAGATTATGCGATGGAAAGCGCAATTTGGTTTTTTGATCGCAACAACATTTGGCGCATCTGTGACAAGGGCGTTGATGACGAGACAATCGAACAGGTGACCCGCAAGATCAACGGCGGCATCAAAGGATTGGATCATAGAAAACTAGAAACTAAAAAAATCTACGGGTGGTTAAATGACTAAGAAAAAACCAAAGCCAAAGAAATCAATCATGGGTTCATACGGGAGCGGTAAGTGATGGCCAACAAAGGACTCTACCATAACATTCATGCGAAGAAGAAACGCATAGCTGCTGGATCCGGTGAGAAGATGAGAAAGCCTGGTGATCCTGGTGCGCCCAGCGCAAAGGATTTTGCCGACAGTGCGAAGACGGCAAAGAAGAAAAAGTCCGTCATGAAATCCTACGCATAGGGGTGACACATGGCAGCTGCTTGGCAACGCAAAGAAGGTAAGAGTGAGAGCGGCGGCTTAAATGAAAAAGGCCGTCGATCTTACGAGCGAGAGAACCCAGGATCCGATCTCAAAGCACCGGTTAAATCTGGCAACAACAAACGCCGTGGATCTTTCGGTGTGCGGATGGGAAGCAGCAAAGGGCCGGAGCGAGATGAGAAGGGCAGACCGACTCGACTGCTAAAATCTCTGCAAGCCTGGGGCTTCAAATCAAAAGCTGATGCGCGCAAACGTGGCCGCTCGATCCTAGCATCACACCGCAAAAAAGAGGGCGGTTCATCTACAGCATAACAGCGAATCTTTTGGCACCCGGGTGCCAAACAGGGTGCCAGCCACCATAGCTTTCTGTCGCCATAGTTGCCGAAACCACGGCAATAAAGGCAATAAAACAACATAGAAAGCAACCACGGGCGATAAAATGACGGGTTCGAGCCCCGTCAACCGCGCCACTACTTTCCCATATAAATCAATAACTTAACCCCATTCTGGGGCATTTGGGTGCCATGTTGGGTGCCAAAAAATGCAAAAGGGTGACGGGGATTTACTTGCAATATGATTTATTTTTCCCATATATTTGACGTATAGCGTCAAGATCATGGGATAGATATCATGTTAAACATACAGACAAAACAAATGCAGTCACGCGCCAAGATCGGCAAAGCATCTTGGGTTGTGGATACACGTTCAGTTCTAGCTAATGGTTCACGTTCATTCTTCCGCACAAAGGAAGAGGCACTGCATGCAATCGCAGAACTAAACCGCGAGACAACATCAGAAGCCAAGACCAGCACAACCTGGAAATGGACATTCGCCAAGTTGCGCGAGTCGTACATGGAGCGCGTCACAGCTGACTATCAGTCCGGCAAAAAATCCAAAACATTCTACACAGACAAAGAACGCCACAGCCGCCAGTTCTTAGAATTCAAAGTTGACGGTAAGCTTGTCGCCGACATGCGCGTATCAGACCTGACAATGGGTATGGTTGCCATCGAGATCATGGATCAGCTGGAGCAAGACCGTTCCAAAAAAACTGTCGAGAACATTCTTGGCTCAGTCAGCCACATGATGAAATTTGCGATCATGAAAGGTTGCCGCGAGACTAACCCGTTGGACGGTGTTGAGCGCCGTGGCCAGGTCGCTAGTGCTGAGCGCAACAAAGCGGAACAGATTGCACCTGAGATCATCGATGCGATCATGGCGCAGATGACACCAGCCTGGGCGTTAGAGATGCGCTTTGCTTGCACCACCGGTTTGCGTCAGGGCGAACAGCGCGCATTAACCTGGGGTTGCCTGGATCTAGACAATTCCCAGGTCAAGGTCACACGCGCTATCAAGCACCGTGATGTGGTTGGCGCACCAAAAACTAAAACTGGTAAGCGTACCGTGCCGCTGACCCGTGACATGGTACAAGCTTTGAAAGAGTTGTACATCCGCAAGGGTCGCCCAAACAATCCTGATGAGCTTGTGTTCTGCACAAGCAACGGCAACGAGAAGATGCCATCAAAGTATTTGGATGCGATCCACAAGGCGTGTGACGCAGCCGGTGTTGCGCGTATCCGCTGGCATGACCTACGTCACTACTATGCGTCAAAGCTTCTACAGGCATACGGCGACGATCTATGGCGTGTACGCTCATACATGGGCCACGCTACAATCGCGATCACTCAGGGCATCTATGGTCACTGGTTGTCAGCGGAAGGTGAAGACACTGAAGCTGTAGACAAGCTATCAGCTATCTTCTGATCCATCATCTATCCCAAACGCTTTATCTAAAACGTCGCGGCGAACTAAGGTTTGCCGCCCGTTTTTTATTGTCTTGAGATTTTGCGTTTTAATTAAATACGCAGCGCGCTTTCTGCCACGCTCTGTGTTGTCACCAAACAATACTTCACCGGCCTCTGCCATTGTCAATAAATGTCCCTGCATCTTATTCGAATCCTGTGTAGACATCGTCTGCATCCATGCTGTTCGACTGTTGGTATTGACCAGGTGATTGATCGTATTGCTGCGCTGCCTGGTTTTGCTGCTTGTTGTTTACATACAGCGTTGTCCGGCCAGCCACTGGAAACTCACGCACATCTATTGCATCTGTCCGTTCACTAATTGTGACAGATATTTGCGCGCCGTATTTCTGCATCTCTTGAAACAGTCTGTCGCAATCTTGTTTCTGCCGATCAGACATTTGCTCATAGCGTCCCAGAGATTCGTTCCAGGGTGTCTTCATATTGATCCATGCAGTGATCCGGTATTCTTTGTTTTGTTCAATCGGTTTTTTAAAAATTTGTGTGCCTCGCGAGAAATGCGCCATTATCTTGCTCCATCATTTAATTGTTCGAAACGTATCTTGCTGAACGCAAGTAACTCTGCTTGTAGATCTGGCCTGTTCTGCTTCAATTCTTTAATTTCACTAGCGTACTTTTCAGCAAGTTGTTTGATTTGAAATGTCGCTGTGCATTTCTTTAATTCTTCCATTATGTAGTCTGTAAACCGTTGCGATTCATCGCTAGGTTTTGTATCTTTTTCCGGCGGGGGGAAGGGAATATCATCGGCTAATCCATTTGTCCTGGTGCCTGTGTCAGAACCGGCCTTTGCTGTTTGATTTCTCTCCGCACGAACAGCCGCATCATGCTCTGCATCTGTTTGCTTTGCGCGCTTGTCCACCACAGCTTCATTGTGTTTCGCTGTATCGATCTCTTCCACTGTCGCCATCTTGCCACCGTGCAGTCCCAGGTTAGCCAGGGCGCGGCCCCAGGCGCTGGTTTGCGCATTTTCAATAGCTGATGTCCGGTTGACACCTTGGCCTCTCAGTTCCTCTGCCAGCCCGTCAGCAACGACAAAGCCGTGACGGTCTGTTATCTGCGCGCGCATCAATACACGCCTCTCGTTGTCTTCTAGGATCTCTGAGGTGATGCTCCACTCAAGACCAGCATACTTGCGGAACGCCTCGACGCGCTGCGCAACCATTGTATAGTCTTTGCCATGTATGTTCATGCTGTTCATAGCAGCCATAGCAGAGTGTAGCTTCTCAATATCCATTATAACCCCCAAATGTTTTTAGCTTCTGCGATGTACTCAGGCGGCTCTTGCCAATAGATCGCGTTGAAATCCGGGCTGACGAGGCCCAGCAAATCTTCTTTGCAATCAGCTGCGCGCAGAATGTTTTCTGTGATCTTGTGCTGCATGGCAATGTCACGGATGACATCTTCAAGGAAATCCGGTTTCAGTTCCGGCGTGTTGTGCTGGTCGAACACCTTATAATCGTATGCGTTTGCGTAGACCAGGAACGGTGGTTGTCGCCCGTTGCATGCGTAAAACCCTGCGACTTGGTAGACGTTGTTCATGTCGAACATACCGGTCAGTGATTTGGGCAGAGAAGCTTTGGCCCAGGTTGTCTCACCCTTTTTGTTTTTAGTCATGCGTGACCATTTGGTTTTAAGATCGCCACGCCGCCCGTAGTCCGGCAATGTGTTGTGTGGCAGTTCACAGTTGGCTAGGCATTCCAGGTATTCTGTTTCACCGATGATCCGGTTGTCACCGGACATAGCTTCTCTGAGCCCCATGATGGCATGCTCTACCACTTGAGGTATCTCTTCTATGTATTTCTCTTGTTTAGCTTTATCAGCGTTGGCCAGTTCTACTGCGTAGGTGATCGGCTGGTACTTGCGCAGCGTATCTTGCGCCACAAGCGCTGCCTCGTTCACTGAGAGCGTTTGCCCAAATTCGTCATCAGGTATCAGATGAAGATCACATGCGTCCTGTACGGCGCGCCCAGCGGCCATAGCAGCACTGCCACGGTTCTTTGTAAACGTATCTAGGATGACCTTTGCTTTAATGTAATCAGATTTAGCAGCGTCATCTGTGCGCAGTATGTCTTTGGCCCATCTTACCTTGGGGCGCACATGTACTTTCTCAAATATATTCTTAGCACGATCCTTTGATCTAGGATTGCTGTGGTGAAAATAATTATGTCGTATCGCCCAATCAGGCGTGTCAAGCAGCATCGACTAAAACCCCCATTTTAGTGAGGTTTAGCGTATGTCTATTGACGTTTTAGGTCAAGTGATCTTGATGTATTATTCCCATATAAATTGGCAATCTTTAAGCCCGTGCGGATATATTGTGGATACCGCCTCTGCCGCCCACTTTATCTTGAGTTGACGAATTGTCGCAGTCGCAGGGTTCGGGTTAGAAACATCGTAAAGAGTGTATGTATTTCCTGGTTCGGGATACAGAATACCGTTTGCATACTTTGTGACCGTGCCGCTAATTTCCATCTCGTCTTCTAGTTCAACGTAGCAGTCGCGCTGAAAAGATGATTTTAACACGCACCCACATTCGATGCCGGTTCTGTCTATGATTGTTATGGCTGTATTCCAATTAAACCACGGCCCCATGTACTCTGGATCCACTGTGTAATACATAGCTGCATAGTTATTGTTGATGTACGAAGGCATTAAAATACGGCCTATAGGATCCATTGTAAAAGTGCGCGCCATAGTGCCATCAGCGTTAATATGTGTTTTGCCTATTATTGGTACAGGCTGCGCTGCAAACAGTACCTCATATGCATTTGCATTAAGTATTTTTGCATATTGTTCTGCGTCATGCAATGTCAGCTGTATCTTTCCATGCATGTGCCGCGAGAGTGTTTCTGGCGTTACGCCTTTTAATTTGGCGACTGCTTTCTTTGTCATCCCAGATTGTTGGATGAGTTTTTCTAAATTGTTGGCCACAAATAACTCGTTTTCTGTCATGTCATTATACCTTCTTTTAAATAAACTTGTCGTAAAGCGTCAAATAGAATAAAGCGTCAAGGCTCTAGACAATAAAAGTCAAGGATACTAGAATTTTACGCATGACACTTGATGAATTTCGTAAACAGAAAGGCTGGACGTATTCTGAACTAGCTAGGCAAGTTGGCGCACCGCATGCCACGGTGGCGCGTCGATGGTGTTTAAAGCATGGGGAAAAGACCAGGCTCATTCCTAATCAGACCTACATGGATCGGATTATGAATTTGAGTATGGGCGAGGTGATGCCAAATGACTTCTACATTCAAAGGTACTGAAGACGATTTACAGCGCCAGGTCGTAGCGTTTCTGGACGCTGCGCTGCCGCCTGGCTGCGTGTATCATCACAGTCCCAATGAGGGTAAGCGGCACATCAGTTACATCAACCGGCTCAAGAAGATGGGAACCAAATATGGTTGGCCGGATCTCGAATTGTTTTGCCCAGCTGATACGACATCGAGCGGTCAGAACGAGGCCATCTTTATAGAGTTAAAAGCAAAGCGCGGCGTGATGAACGAGAACCAACGGCGCATGCGCGATCAGATCATAGGGGCAGGGTTTCCCTGGGCTCTGTGCAAAAGCCTGGACGATGTCGAGGCATTTCTAAAACCGCTTGTCAGGCTGCGATTAGCGTCATGACGGAGCAACTCGTCAATTGCCCACGGTGCAGGGGATTTGGCGAGAGGGAACAGTGGGTCTACGCAGATTTTATATCGGATCCAACGCTGGAAACATTTGTCTGCGATATATGCGGCGGCACCGGAAAAATAGATTTGTTGCTCGATGCAATACTGAGTGAGGAACCAGATGACGAAGACTGAGGTCGAGATCGAACACATGCTGTGGTCTGTATCGTACAGCCCAGAAGCCGGTGCATGGTTTTCGCTGCGTCCAGTTGAGCATGACAAGCAGTTATTCAGTGGCCCGATTCATGAAGGGATGGCCGA